GAATATAACACGACACTCCAGTCCACTGGCAAGGTATTCGATCCTATTGTAAATGACATCAGGATCAAAACTGCCGAAGCCATCAAAACAATAAAGATTCCAGTTAGCAATACTGGATTCGAAAGCGGATCTGAGTTCTGATTCACTATGTTCTCCTATGTGTAAGTTCTTACCTACAGCTGTGGACATCAATCCAAGTGCGGTTCTTCTGTTACTTGCTTCAAGTTCCAAGATCCCAACTGATTCCCCTTTTTGTAATAGGTCAGTTGCAATGTGACGCATGATGCTGGTTTTTCCGCTTCCAGAGCCAGCAGTAAATGTGACAAGTTCGCCATACCTGATCCCGTGTAGTTTCTTGTTAAGCCCTTGGAAAGGGTACTCATGGTCGAACGGGGCTTGAGGCGTGGTAACCACCTCCAATAACGTTTTTCCATCAACAATGCCATCAGGTCTAAACGGTTTAGCGTCCCATATAGCCTTTCGAATCGCTTCAGCATTGTTAGCTTGTAACGCCTCGCTCGGGTCATTATAACCTTCGAGCCTTGCAACCTTGACTTTGCCAGGTGGGAGGACTGACGCCGCCTCTTCAGAAGCTTTGCGCCCTGGTTCATCGCTGTCAAAGAAGAGGACAATTTCTTCATAACCTTGAAATAAAGGGATTTGCTTTTGTATATCTTTCTTCGCACTAGCAGCACCGTGTGGTAAAGACACCATAGGCCATCCTCCCATAGCTTCATAGCAGGATGCTGCATCTAATTCACCCTCAGTAACAACAATACGTTTACCACTATTAGGAAAACGATGCTGAGCGAATAGGGTATCAGTGGAAACTCCTTCATAACGGAAGTCTTTCTTTTTTGTTTTAATTTTAACACCTTGTAGTATACCTGATTCATCATGGTACGGGAAGCGAAGTGTATCTCCGTCCCTATATATTTGATAGAACTGATTAGTTTTCTCAGATATATTACGTTTATGCAGCCGTTCGGCTGATCCTGTAAGGTGTACAGTTTTGCTCACGTTTCGATTGTGAAAAACATCATTGTCGCCTGTTCTATTGTGACAGACAAAACAGTATGTGTGCCCATCAGAGTAGAGAGAATTCCCATCTGATGAACCACACTCCTCGCAAGGCATGTGCCTAACGAACTCACTTTCGGTCATTGATCCAATTCAAATCAATACGACTATCATTTCCTCGACCATATAATTTGCGAGGCATTAAATTAAAAGCCAGTGATCTTCTCATAAAATCTGTAGTGAATGTGTCTGAACTATGTATTATATGAGAAGGCCAGAATACTAATGCACCTGGTTTAGCTTTGATTTTATAATTTGCTGTATAAGGATTATAAGGTGAATGGGCTTGTACCTCTAATTTATTATTATCATAATAGGGGTTTTGTAATATCAAAGGTGATAAATCATCAGGATAATAATCATCTTGATAAAGTATACCACTCCATAAACAATTCACATGGTTATGAGCATGTATATGATCACCTTTAGAATTGCATGTAATCCATGATGTAGTTATCCACCAATCATAATCATAACTATAAATCTCATTTGCACTATAATTGAATTTGTCTTCAATCTCCTTACATATTTCTGGATACTTCTGTAAGACTCTTAATCTATCGTTGTGTTCTGATGGTATCCAAGGTTGATCAGGGTATTGAAGAGTACCAGAAAGATATGAAGAATCTTCCCTTAGTGCTGATAGGTCACCCTCTATTTTGCTTAAAATAATAGGTGTAGCAAAAGGGAAGAATAACAAATTATTCATACCAACCAATCAATTGGAATATTTTGGTATGAACTCCATGGTATGTCATGTTTCTCACACCATTGAGCATATGTTGTTTTAGATTTCTTACTGATCTTATTATAAGGAGACTGGAATACCATTCTTAAATCTATGTCTGGATTATCCTTCTTAACTGAAAGGATTTTCCTTCTATCTGCTGGAGACCAGTATCCTTTTGCTTCGAGGTATGTATAATTTGGGAGGACAAAATCAGGAGTATAATTATGCTCAATTGTATAATCAAGTTTCTCTGATTCATATCCGTAAGATACTCCCAAACCATCAAGTAGATTTGCGATATTTTCTTCAAGTTTTGACCTGAATTTAGAAGTCTTCGTCTTCGTCATTGGTGGTAGGTGTTACGTTTGGATCAGCTGTCTTGAATCCTGATGACTTACCGAATAGTTCAGCAACAGCATCAGCATCTAAGTCACCTGTATCAACACCTGCTTGTCCTTTTACTGAGATAACCTGTACGCCAACAAGCTTAAGAGAGCTACCATAGGTAACCCCATCCCGTAGAATATAGGGTTTCTGATAAAAGCCAAGCTTAACTGTAGATCCAGCATATAATGGAGTCTTAGTATCTGTTACTTGTGTACCTTCTGTGTCTACCACAGGTGGGCGGTTATCTTCATTCCAAGAGAACTTAATCTTATACTGATCATCAGCTACTTCTTCCCAAGGTTCTGGCTTGAGTGTACTACGCTTAGGATTTTTCAGTTTAGATTCAGCCCACTTAAGAACTTCAGATCTTTCAGTTTCTAGTTTATCAACGGTAGCTCCGTCAACAATAGCAGCCAATGAATACCCAAACTTACTAGGTTCTAGTATAGCTTGAAAGCCTTCAAGGGTTACAGGTTTGTCTGTCTTGTGGATAGTTCTACTCACCAGTGAGCGCCTCCTCAAGCGATTGTGGTTCTAACTCTTTAGCTAATTCAGAACGATACTCTCTGAGTTGCTTAAGTCTTGCGTCAACAGCATCAAGCTGTCGTTGTTTCTGCTCTCTCTCAGCCTTCTGTAATCTCTCTTCAGAGACAACAACTATAGTAGGCGGGTTGAAAAAGCTATCAAATAATGATGGATACATTTAACAAAAGAAATAAGTTGAGTCAATTACTGATGCTGGTTCTAAGTCATCAATAATCGGTGGGTCAGTGCTTGCCCCTATTTGTTGGGCAAACTCGGTTAAGTAATCATGCTCAGCAAACAAGTGCATGTATGTTTCCCTTACTATTGTAGCAAGTAATGACATATCTGTGGCTCTTGTTAACACGCTGTCATGAATCAATGCTATGGGTGCATCAAACCTTTGTACACTTAGATGTAATAGACTAGCATCTAGTGAATGTATAAGGTTAGGTGCAGTAGCAGCTTTATGTCGGGTTCTATCTACTTGATCTCCATCTTGAGTAGCAACAGTAAGTCTACAACGACCTAATAGTTTAAGGTCTATAGTCTCTGTCTTCTTCTTCATTAAACGTTGGTTAACTTCAAATCCTGATGGTGTAGTCCACCTTAGATATGTAGCTCCTTGTTTAATGATGTTTGCTACCTCAGTTTCAATCCATTTCATTACTGCCATTGGACCTGGTACTACATCATTCATAGCAGACCTAACAGCAGCAACAACGATTGTGAGATCATCTTTATCTATCTCCATACCTTTCTCAGCCAGTGCGTCCCTGATGTATGACCTATTACTAAATGGTTTAGCATTATAGGGTATAGTCATGACGGTTCTTTTGACACACTTCCTATCCCAATAGTCATGTAGGATATAAGGTATATTAGGCTTAGATTTCTCAGCAACTACAGCATACGCATCTTGTGGTCTACTAGATGGTAACACATTAACAAGCTTAGCTGTGCTCTTGTCACGAGCCAACCCTGCTAAAATTTGGAGACCACTACATGTAGCGTCTGTTGCAATCATTAATCCCGTGGTCTTACGGTCTTTAAGTATCACGCAATGATAGTATTCATCACATGAAGCTAGGAACTGCCACGGTTCCTCGGCTGCCTCCCAATCTCCAATATTATCTATAGGATCTGTAGCTACTCTAATTATAATAGACCTATTATCTTTAACCCATTGCTGTCTTTCATCCCAAGTATCTTTATCTCTACCATAAGTAGTGGCGCAATTAAAAGCTAACCATTTATGTGAGTCGTGAGTAACAACTGACTCATTAGAAAATCTTATCAGTGACTTCCCAAAGTCAGTATCTTGAGGTGTAAGGAATGCAGGTATAGGGTATGCTCTTCCACGATAATCAAAAGACCAAGGTATAAAGAATTCTTTTCTATCTTTAAACCTATCAACAGCTTTCATTGTCATACGTGTTCTGCATGACCGCCGTGTTTCTTGTGATTGTTTATTCAATACTTCAGCTGTTTGACGTCTATAGGTCTTCCGACTCTCAGCGTTATCAGCTATATCTACTGGTTTAGTAGGTAGATCGTAATGAATAATAGGGAGAAACTTCCCAACTGCCACTCCTTTCTTCAATAGAAACTCAGCGACTTCTACTGTAAAGGGATTTAATCGATATCCAACCTTCTGTATTTTATTTAAGAAGGCGAGTGGTATTTCTCCCTGTATACGGTGGCTGTCGCCCCTTCTTACCAAGTCATGACCTTTCATAACTTCATTCAACATATAACCACCTGGCTCATCATTGCTCCAATCCCTTGGTATGACTAGCATTGGCCAAGCTAATGGGCTATATAGTTCTGCATTTGCTATAACATCATCCTTAATATCTAAAAACTCTGGTGTAGGTAGTACATAAACTATTGTCTTGCGTCCTTCACGTATAGGTTGTTTATAAAACCAACCACTTGATTCCATTATACAATCTAATAACCAACCTCCTAATTTAACACGTATTGATCTTCCCCACGGCGTCCATGTTAATACATTATATCTATTCATTAATGTTTTAATAACAACTACCTTTTGTTGAGTTCCTATTGATTTATGCCAATAGTTATTCTTAAGAGTTGTTAATAAAGCAGGTGCATTCTCTTCATAATATCTCATCTGACATTCATCTTCTATCGCATGACCTATAGAATCAAGTACATTAGTTGCAAAGTTACTACCTTCCTTAAAGCTGAATACTTTATCAAAGGTGACCTTACAAGCTATTGAAGCGGCTGCTAATGGTTCTAAACCTTCAAGATACTTATGTATCTCTTTAAAAGCAACCCCAGTATGACCCTCGTGAATTCGATTGTGCGTATTCTCTATATGTTTAACCAATTTAGGTAATAGAGAATCAATAGAAGCAATACCATAAACTGAAGCTGATGCATAGCTCTTGTTCTCCAGCTTGATAGTATTATCAGTGAGACACTTGAGACCCTGTGTTATTTGATCTCTTTCAAGTTGAAGTTGTTCTTCGATAAGTGGCATTGAGGTCATGTACTTCATCCATGATTTGGTCTTGTAGTAGCTCCTTGATCTCCTCGTAATGCGGGTGATCAGGATCAAGCAAGTCTAACGCTTGTTGTTGGTATGTGTACACGTCATTCATAGTTCTCATCATCCCAATCCTCCTCGGGTTTAAAGGTGTTTAGTTCATTAGCAGTGCAGATAACAAAATGATTACCTGCGTCCATGATTTCATGTGTTTTCTTTTTAGCAGCATGTTCACGTTTATATGTGAACTCTCTGACCTTACCTGTTTTAGGATCTTCTTCTCGAATGATACATAGAACAGCATCAGGTATTCTCCATCCTTGAATCTTCCAATCCATGAAGTCATCGAAGTCTAGTGGTTCAAATGCTTCTTCTGGTGCATTCTTTATTATCCTCCACTTATTAGGATAGTAACGTTTCCTAGTCATAAATAGGTACCACGTCTACTAGATAATCATCGAATAAACAAGCTTCTTCATAAGCATCATAAGCAGCTTGCCATACGTCATAACCAGAGTCAAGAATGAAATCCCTACCTGATTGTAATGTCACATGATACTTCATGCGTCCTTGCCTCCTTGTCGATTGTGATTCGATTGTGAATTTAAAAAAAATTAAGAATAGAAGAATAGTACAAATGAACTATAGTACACTTGAACTACTCAACCTCTTCTTGAGTTGCTTTAGCTTTGCTTTAGATTGTCGCAATGCTTGAGGTTTAAGCGTTCGCTTTTGTTCCTTCTTTGAATGGTGTAACCAGTTAGGTGTTACTTGTCTCATAATCGACACCGATTAAGACAACCATCAAAAGGATAGTCATTAGAATTAAACTGATCATTTGAAGTGCTTCTCTAATACTTGGAGCTGGTCTTCATAATATGCTATCCTTTCAAGCTCATTTGTGATAGCTCCCATAACATCAGAATGTTCACCAATCCCAACAGGATTATTGAGGTAAACTGAAACGTTGGCTTTGTGATAAGCAATCTCACCGTTTGCATGTGTTCTTAGTGCTTTGATTAGTTCTTGGTTCATGCTGCATCCTCCTCTAAATGTTCCTCAATAGAATTCTCTATGTTTTCTAGATATTCTTTTTGATTAGCTTTGATTTCTTCAAGCTCTTTAACTGCTGCTTCTTTGTCTCGCTCTTCCTTCTGATACCTAGCACGGTTTACCTGTTGTTCTGTTAGCTCTGCAGCTTCTGATTCAGCATCAGACAAGTGGAAGCATTCAACACGGTATTCATCACCGCATGATGTATAGCATCTTTGAAGTCGAAAGCATACAGCACGCATTGAATCAAAGATCCCTATGACCGTAGGTGAACCATCATACTGATCTATTGAGGTGATGGTGTAGTATTCCGGTTTGCATTGACAAGACATAGTGATTATCCGAATAGGTGAACGTTGTAGTGTTTACGAATAGGTTTGATTGGTTTATATGGTTCGGGTTTGGTTACCTGTTGATATATCTTGAATAGCTTCTCATGTGATACGTGCGAAATCGATTGTGATACATATGTACTATGCATGATTGATAGTATTCTTGAGGATAATAAAAATGAGTATGACTAAGCATACCCATACAATTAAGGAAGTCATGCGCTTACAATCTCCAAGTGATCTTTACCCCATGGTGTGCTTGCTAATTCCTTAACAGCATCATAAGTTGTAGCGTTTAAGGGTTTAGCGGTTAATGTATCCCCTTTACTAGAGAAATCAAACTCAATTTCATCAGAGTCACTTAGCTCCTCTTGTGTTGTGTTCTCGTACTCATCAATGAGCTGACCTGCAATCATTTCAACATAACACCAAACCACATCATTTTTATAACAGGTGATGTTTGCCTCATTCTGAGTGAATAGATCAGTTAACACCTCATTACCAAAGTTAAAATCAATATACTCAGTGATCTCCTCCTCATGCTCATCAAAGAACTTAACAGTTTCAGCATAATAAATGTGATCGTGTGCAACGCCGCTTTGACAACCATGATCATAAATCTCTCTGAGTGTCTCGATGTCGTAAGTGTCACGAATAGTTTCGTAAGCTGATTTCATAAGTAGAATTGCTTAGTGAATGAATGACCAGTTAAGGTCAACGATCCCTACGAGATTTGAACTCGTGATACTAGCGTGACAAGCTAGCGTACTAACCACTATACTAAGGGATCAAGAAAACAACCGATCGGATTTACACACATGACACCGATCGATTGTGATACAAATGTACTATACGAAAGCTGGTAGCTCTACGTTAGGTGAGTCGAACTGCTTGTAATCAAACTCATCACCGTTGAGCTGTGTTGTTCTCTCTGATTGTACGAGGTTACGGTTAACCCAGAAACCAAGAGATACATCAGGATTGAAGAGCACATTTAATATTGCTCGCTTGCTCACGTTACCATATGCGTATGTATACCCAGTATGGAATTCAACGAAAGCTTGACCAGCTAATGCGTCAACTTTAAGAGTGCGTACAGCTGTACTAGTACGAGATGGAACATCAATTAACATGTTGAACATAATAAGATTTGATTGAGTGAAGGGAATCTTGAACCCTTCATCAAGCACTAGGTATAAATGCTTGAGGAAAGGATCAAAGGTAATTTACTTACCGATGAACTGATCAAAGGTGACGTGATCAAAGTTGGTTGATCTGAATTTGAATTGATCAGCTTGTAACTCAGTGAGTACATTCATGACAGCTTCATCATGCTTAGCTGATTCATTCATCATGACGCAACCATCGAACATTGGTGTTAGATCAGAATTGAACATTGAATCGTTTTGTTTCATGATTTAATTATAGAGTGGATTGGTTGGATAGTCAAGAGCTGTTTACACTCTGTCATAATTATCCTCTACCTAGATCACTCTCAATCTCTCTTGATGTGAACTCATGCATATCATGCATACGGTTTGATTGACCGAGTAACTCCACATACTCGATGATCACATCATTCAAGATCGTTTGATCTTCGGGTAAGAGTTGAGCAAGATTCATGCATAGTTCTTTTTGATATCGATTCATTCGTTAACCTCGTGTGTATATTCATATCATACATCGGATTGGTCACGTGGTCAATAGTGCTTCATACTCTGTAACATTGGGTATGCGTACAGATGCTCGCACCATCTCACATTAAAATACTGAGGTCATCCGCTCGGTCGCTTCGCTCCCTCGCTCGGCGGCGATGTATCAACCATGACTACACGAGCGAGCCGAAGGCGAGCGGAACGCCTACCTGATTTCGGGGTAACCCCCACGGGGGTAGTAGTACATTTGTACTAGTCTTCTTCTCCTCAGAAAATTATGTCAAAATTTAAGGGCTTCTTTAGCTGACTCATACGTGTTATGGAAGACACACGCTCCCAGGTAACACCCTAAGTAACGTTCAAAGGTCGTTTTACCTCCTTCAAGGTCATACGAGTGAATCGTTGCACCCGCTGGCGACGTGTAAAGCAGTTTGGGCTTTCTCATACTTTTTAATCAATTTAATTGCTTTTTTCCTAGAGGTACATTCCTGTGCTTTAGTTGAAAGCTTTACTAATTTCTTTGGTAACTTCTTCAATACTCTCAGTCATTAAACGGTAACCACTACCTACATAAATCTGTCCCAACACCACTGAGACGGTAGCAAGTCCCCAGAAGATATAATAATAACCTGACTTAATCTGATGCTTCTTCATTCCAGTATGTATAATATGTATATCCGAGTATTCATTCGTTGTGAGTTGGTGGTAGAATTGGGGATATAAGTATTAAGAGAGGGATCGATGTCTACGAAGTAGATAAGATCCCTCTGAGGGGTCGGGTCCACCCTTCCCTTCCCCTGTATACGGTGGAACTCGGTCTAAGTCCAGGTGGGAGTACCTTTTCCAGAGTTAATACCTCTAGCTTTTTGTCTTTGTTCAAGATTCATCCCAAGTACCATGTGATTAGCAGCTGCTTGTGGATCATCTTGCCATGTATCTAGTATATCTCTCCATTCTTCTCTATTTCTAGCTTTGACCATCTCATATGCTGAGATAGAGAGTGCATCTGTGAAGTACTTGACGCCTTGGGCCAAACAGTCCAATCTATCATCGTGTTTAACAGCTCCTTTCTCTCGACACATTCTCGACATCTGATAGAATAACATATAGAGAAGACGTAATTCAGGAGCTTCATCTTTATTAGAGTTGTAATCCCAATCAATAACGCTACGGTTACATATAAGACGATGCTGATTAAGAACCGGCTCAAGTGCATCAATGATACGATCTTCTTTCCTAACGTTTGCACGTACTTCCTCTATATCTATAGCCTGTTTGGTCTGTTGGAGGTGCTTCTTGAAGAGTTCGCATACTATTCCGTCACCAAAGTTTGTTTCGATGACAAGTTTAGTAACTCCATATCGTTTACATCCTCTAAGTATATCCAACAAGGTGCTGTCTGAGTATCCGTCTCTGTAAGCTCGCATTTCATGCAAGTAAAGGAACCCGTTCTTTTGGGATAAATAACAAGCTGCTGTTTCATCTGTTCCTCGTCCAGAGGGGTCAATAGAACAAATTGTTTCAGTGTATGGTCCCCATTCTCCCTGTAACTGCATTGGAGAGTAAAAATAATCTCCTGGGAGTCCGACTGTTGGGAGCTCTTTGATAACGTTTCGGGGATCGGCGCACCAAACAATGGCATCTGGAGCTTCAGTAGGGTTAACGGCAGTAACAATAAGGTCTGCCATTTTAAGGGGGAATTTCTCAGCATCGGATAGGGAGGTATCTAGCATGAACTGGAGCATGAAGTTAGATCTTCCCATGGAAGCTTCACGGTCTACCAGATCATCATCATCAAATCGGTCAGGGTCTGTACAGGCACCTGATTCAGCACCTGTATCTATGTCTTCTTGTAGCTGTGGAGCTATTAATCCTTCATAGTTGGCAAGGTCTTTTGGGTATCTTGCGGGCCAAACGAAGGGACGATACGAACGCTCTGCCAACTTACGATAAACAGTAAAAGTAGTCTGAGGAGTCCCGAGATACATAATACGAGAATCGTTTTTCGGCGTAAGGATGGATTCAGCTTCTGTACAGAGTTGAAGTAATTTCTCACGCATTAACTCCGTCATGGAGTTTCCAGGAACTTCTATATCGTCCAAAATCATTAAATCGGCTCTGCTTCCTGTTAGCTGACCAGTGATGCCCACCGACTTTACGCTTGGGGCTTGGTGAGGAGAACAGTTTACGTCGAAGCTGATGCGACTCCAGCGAGAATCGTCTGCTTTGGGTCGAAGATGATTTAGCCATGGGGTTTCAATGATTAGTTTTTGTAAGAAGATAGACATGTTATCCGCACGTTCTTTTGATGCGGAAATAATCATTATTTTTTTCTCAGGATCTTTAAAGAGAGTCCAGAGGACGAAGGCTCCAGTGATCCAACTCTTTCCAACACCACGGAAAGCTTGAATTTGGAGACGTTTAGGTCCATGTTGAAGATAGTCTGCGATTGAATATTGAGCACGTGTAGGCGAGGGTAAGTCTAGTTGTTCCCACAAAGCTTGTAAGAACAGTTTAAAATCATCTTGTAGGGCGGCTACGATATCGTTCATTAATCTCTATCTGATATATTTGTTCTACCACCAAAACCAGAGCTATCAAGTGAAGATGGACCATCTTTTTCAAGTTTATTTAGAGTTGCTTTAAGAGCAGGATCTTTATCTGCACCAGGAGATGTTAGAACACCAGGGATTTCTTTGGCTTTATTTGGAGCCATACCTGTAACTTTATCTGTAAACTGATCTACCATAGATACACCTTCTTTAAATAAAGCTTGATGAGATCCATTTTGAGACCAATCAATAGAATCACCTAATTCTCTATATCTCTTCATTAAATCATATGTAGCTTCATCCATTGCTGGTTGTACATATTCTAAATATGTTTCGATAGCTTTGATACGTTCTTGTGGACTTAAGCCTGTTAATTTAGGCATATCTAATCCATTCAAACCTAAATGAGAATCCATCCAAGCATGTATAGCTTTATGAACAGGTTTAGGTATATTTTGTCTGTTAAATTGTGTTTTTCCGAAAGCTACACCTTTATCATGAAAATATTTGGTTATTATTTTAGCTTCTTTAGGAGTAGCACCATCAAATGCCCATTTATAACCTGATATCATATATTTATGATGACCTTCTATAGATTTAGCAGGGAAATTTTTAGGATCTGTAAATCCTGGCATAACTTTATTCCAATCTGCTTTACCATGAGTTTGAACTAGTTCATCTTTAGTTCGTATATCAGCATCTGCTTTACGATTACTTTTACGAGCAGGTTTAACTTTTCCAGTATCTGCTTGACGCCATGTTATAATATCCCCATCAGGTAATGTAATATCTTCATAACCTTCAGCTTTATTTAAACCTGCTAGACTACCTTTACCAGTTCCAGTAAGTGGATCATCTGAATAAGCTTGTGCAAATTGTCTTTGCTTCATACCTTCAGGACTTAGTAAAAAATCTCTAATTTCTTGAGGATTATTTTTTGCTCTCTTTGAAGGTGTTCTATTACTATGCCTAAATGGTACTACAACACCTTCAGGATTAGCTACATTTCTTAATTGTTTGGTAGTTTGAGCACCTTGTTGAGCAAGATTACCCTCAGCAGAAAGTTCAGATAATCTATTCAAATTATTAGTTTTCACTAAATCAGAAATTTCATCTGCACCTTTTAAAGCATTATCATAAGTATACTTTAAACCTTGGAGGAATTCAGGCGCAGATTTATTAACTACGCCTTTTGGAAATCTTTTGATTATTTGCTCAAAACCTTCTTTAACTAGTGTACCTCCTGGCATTAGTTATCTCCCTTTAGCTAAATTAGAATTAGGATACTTTTTAATAAATTGAGCTTTAGTCATCTTACCTTTTTTGTAACTTTGGTAGTCAGTATTCTTAGACTTAAGACGATCTACTGTTTTATCACCAAGGTTTGCTCTGTTCTGTTTTTCAATAGCACCTACTTTCTTAGTTTTGGTTTTAGTTGTAGATTTAGAAGTAGAATTAGAAGAGGATCTATTCTTTATACCTGAACCTCTTCCTCGATTTCTCTTTCTATCACGTTCTCTTGCTTTTTCTATTGTAGCAGCTCTTTCTTCTTTTTTCTTTCTCGCTGCTTCAGCAGAACCATCTAATTCAGCTATTTGTTTTTTAATATTTCTATTTCTTTGACCTGCTCCACCTTGACCACGCCTAGTTAGTTTTGATTTAAGTTCGCTAATCTGCTTCTCTGTTTTGAGTTTTTTTCTGTTTTTAAAAAGTCCTAATACCATGATAATTAAACGTGATGATGTACGATTTTAAGTTTGTTGCGTTTGTTTTTGTTTTTGGTTTCGACAGCTCGGTTTTTAGGTACCGATTCCCAACCATGTTGACCTGGACCATGAGCATTGTGACCTGCTTCATAATTTGGACCTGGTTTTTTAATACCTCTACGATTCAACGCATTACGTAGGTTATCGGCATTTTGTCTGATAGTTTTGGCTTCGTCAGTTTGCATCCTAGCTTTTGCGCTAGAAATCAACGCACCATTTGCATACCTACCAGGTTTTCGTTTTTTATTACCTTGCCCCACTGTAGAGCCTCCGTTTTACAAGCTCTGGATCTACTTTAGGCATGATACGGTTTAACTTATCTAATGGATTACCATCATAAGCAACACCACTAATATCATTGTTTTTAAGCCAGTCACATGCGGCTTTTAAGTCTTGAGTTGTGGCCGTGCCAGCTTTGATTCTCGTAAGGAATTCTTTAGTGACAAGACCGTGTAACTCATTAAACTGTTGTTCTGTGGCTTTAGCCATTTAACTAAATAGTTTTTCTTTTACTATCTTAAGTGCTTGATCGTCTAGCTTATTGTCAGTTCTAGCAACATAAGCTTCTAATAGATCTATAACAAGCTTCTTGACTGAATCTGACTTCAAGAAGGCGAATAGGATGGGCTTGATAAGTGCGATCATGATTTACATTTGGGTTGAGTTTTATGCCATGGTTTCCACCAAGGTTTTGGAGGTTCCTTACAAGCTTGGGCTTTTGCTTTTGCTTCTAGGTATGTAGAGATAGGAATGATGTCACTACACATTTTATATACACGACTTCCAGGCATTATCATAAAACCTTTTGTCTGAAGGTTTGCACATTCCTTAGCTCTAACTAATTCATAGTCTAGAGCCATTTTAGCTTCCTGCCTGGCTGCTATTGATTTACATCTTTCTACAATAGATCCATCTAATGGAACCATAAAATTAACTTGGAAACCCCAGTTCTCAGCTACAGTATAGCTGGATTGATCCATATTCTCATCGAATGGAGTAGTATGATTTCCCATATAAAACGGGGAGAATGTCATAGTACTACCATTACAACTGATATTTGGACCCATTATTTGTCTACTGGGTGCTCCATTGTTTTGAAATTGTACAGCTTGGTTTGTAACGTTACCAGTAGCAGCAGCAACTGGATTTGAGGTATTCTGTACTTCTGGTTCTGCATAAGCAGGAGCTATTGAGAGAAGACAGAGAGCGAGGTAGTAGTAGCAGTAGTTTCGATAGTTCTTTCGATTTCCTGTGTTTCTAGTACCTGAGTTGCTGCTCTGGTTGTTATTTCTAGAGTGAACGGATCTCCTACTGTATGGATCGTGAATACTGAATCTGAATCTACTATTCCTCCAGAAGTTGCTGAAGTATGTGTAATATTTTCTCCACTCCACGAGCTTAGGACTGAACCATACTTGGTTATCGTTATATCTTCTTCTATATCCTGTTGAGTTGTCGTTGTTGAATTCATCGACCCCTGGGTGAATTGGGGAGTCACTAACTCGGCTCTCGCTACCATGGGTGATGCTAGTAGGAAGAGTAATAGCCATTTGTTCATTCTTCCTTTTTCTTTACCATAGGACAGTTGACGGGTGAGTTACCCTTCTTGTTATTACCAGTGGTCAACCCAAATGTAGCTAGTGCTCCAGTGAAGACTGATGCTACAAAGGTTATATCTGAGTTACCAGATTTTTTAACTACTGGGATATCAATGTAATTTAAAGTTATTATAAATCCAGACCAAACAACAACGCCAAGTCTGACGAATGTTCCGAGAATCTGGATTTGGGCTTCTTGGTCCTCTATTCCGTCTTTAAGTTTACGGACGAGTCCCTTTTTTTCTTCCGGTTTTCTTTCCATTTGTTGACCTTAGCTTGTAATTGCTTTTGGACTTTCTTTTTAATTGGTTCAAATAAGGTTTGTGTAACAGAGGTGGTTGCCACTGCCACTACAGCTGTTGTTACAGCCGTTACCACTACCGCTGTTTCAGGTACTGGCATCTGTATATCTAATACAGGAATTGTTAACTTAGGTGGTTCTGGCTCTTCCGTTGTAGGTTCAGCCTCAGTGTCCTTGGGACGCTCCAAATCGGCTGGGGGGATAACCATAGGTTTATAGGCTGGAACGTCCGCTGTAGGCGGTTTAAAGTACAACTGAGGGATATCTAATGACTTGGGTAGGTCAGCACTAGGTATCTTTATCACCTGGGTTTAATATCCATCTTACATTAGCTTCATCCCATACATAACTCTCATGTGGATTTTCTGGAAAACCATTGTGTCTTGAATCTATAGGAGGATCCCATGTATAAGTTTCTTTATTAAATGTCCATGAAAGACAAGGTTTACCGAAAAAATCATAAGGCATATCTGTAGCAAAATAATCCTCTTCAGCATTATAAATATAACCTATTCCAGCAAAATTACCTCTTAAAGGAGTACCACCTAATAGATGTTTACCATTTAGTGTATTATAAGAAGTTTGTATCCATTTTTCTTTATCAGGAAGAGTATTTATATGTTCCTGTTCAGCAACAATTACATTTGTCACTTTACCGTTTTCAACTCTTGCGAAATGTGCCATTATGCTGTATAACTCCCTGAACTATTAAATGTAAGGATAGTATCAGAACCATCTGTAGTTACAGTAGGGGATCCAGTAGTTGTACCAGAGTAATCAGCAGTTGCCATTCTCAAAATAATAACACCAGAACCTCCAGAACCACCATTCTTTGAAGGGCCATAACCTGAACCAGCACCACTACCTGTATTAGCAGTACCAGGAGTGCCATGTCCATTACCATAAGATCCAGCGCCGCCGCCGCCGCTACCGCCGCCACCTGCAGGATAGCTTGGAGGCCAACCTCTAGCACCGCCGCCACCGCCACGAGCTACAGAAGAACCAGTTATAGTTGAACTTTGACCACCTCCACCACCTCCACCATTATACCAACCAGCATTTCCACCATTACCTGCGGTTCCACCGCCACCGCCAGCTTGTGCCGAGTCTCCTGATACTGGACCACAATTTCCTCCTGGGTAACCTTGGTTAGCAGTACCAGCTCCTGGAGGTTTACCTTTACCTGCACCAGCACCACATCCACCAGAGGCAGCAGGTTGTACATACCCAGCCCAATAAGGGGAATGGGTACCACGAGCACCACCAACAGTATCTATAGCAGTAAAACCAGGTGCAGTGATTTCTGAAGTAGCACCACTGCCTGCCCAATATCCATAAGGTGCAGCAGCTCCTCCAGCACCGACAGTAATGGTATAGACAGTACCTCCAACAGCAGTCATAGCAGTTTCAGAAGAACCACCACCTCCAGAAGTTTCATTATTCCAAGATGATCGGTAGCCACCAGCTCCAGCTCCAGCGCCACTAAATGCTCCACCACCTCCACCTGCAATAACCAGATAGTTTATTTCATACTCTTTGGCACCTCCACCAGCTGAGGCCATTATCATTAACATTTTAAGATACTCCTACTCCACCAGCAACAGCTTCGTTTGCAGCTAAATTGAATAAAGTACATACACCTCTTTGGGCAATTGTACGAGTTCCTGTTGCTGCATCTCCAGCTAATCTTAAGGTAACACTAGTACCTTGTATAAGAGTTATATCACCAGAAGTATCATTATATATAACTAACATATCACCCTCAGCAAATATGTTTTGATCGAGAGTTACATTTCCTGATGCTCTTACGATTTTACCTGCATCTGTAGCAACAAGTGTATAAGTACTTCCTTGAGTATTAGCTGGTGCTCTACCGTGTCTACCTGTTATATCAGTAAATTGACCTGTAGTTGCTGCACATGTACCTGTAACAGTAAAGCCAGCTGCTGCAGTTTCTGCTTTCTTTGCATCATCATGGTAAAGTTCAACAGCTCCATTAGTAATGAATTTAGCTATTGTATGATTTGGGCCAGATGCTTGATTACTTTGTACTTCAAAGTTATTACCAGTTGATGTCCTTATAACAGAGTTGGTACCATCTGAATAGAAGATTCCATCACTTCCTGCACCAACTACAACACTACAGTTGTCTCCAAGAAAGAGATCGCTATCTAGTGTTTCTATATGTTCAGATCCAAC